ATAATGAAGTCTCCAATCCAGTTTCGTTAGTGAATATTTCTTGCAATTGATCGTTATAAACATCATCAATAATCTTGATTGTTTTAAGTTCTGTCGAACAAATTTTCAAAAACTTAATTTGGTAGGTATCCATAGGAGTCAAAGTAATCTTTACTGCATTACAGCGATTTCTTGTCATTCTGCTGGATAGTTGGAAAGAAAGACCATCTTGCATATCTGCTAAATGCTTTGCTCCCGTCATAGCAATGAATTTGCTATCACCTAACTGCTTTAGGATTTCTCGTGCTATTGTCATTTTATTCCTTTCAACATTTAATTTACTTACCACAACTTATATTCTACAGATGTCAAATAGGATTGCAACATCTTTTTTAATTATTTTTAAAAATATTTTTAGATGTTGCATCCTTGCAACTAGACTGTTAAAAGCTCTACAGCCTTTAATTTCATACGATCACCATTACCAAACCAAGCATTACTCAACCTAGAATCATTGGTTCTACTTGGATTATGGAAGTCAACATATTCAGTAACAGCATTGAGCATTCCCCACTTGGTATGTCCAACTAAACTGAGTCCTTTGGCTTCACAATCAAACAAAGAAATAATCTTTTTGTAAGCCCGATTTTTAGTCATGTCATAGTCAGGATCATTAATTTGACTAAAACTTGTCAATAGATTTTTGAGGAAGTTCTCAGAAGCCAATGCCCCTAGTTGTTGTGCTTGTAGGTGTTTAGCCATTTCCATAAAAGAACCAAAACTTTCAACCGCATTGCCCAGTTTTGCTTTAACTGCTTCATGGTTAAACTGACTCAAGTGACTAAATGACACTGTATTTTGATTACTCTGCAATGAAGCCGTCAATGTATTGTTACAAACCACACGAACTGTCGTAAACCTTGCTGTCGTTGCCAATGTCCTATCGCATGATGTTGACAGTAACAAAAAGCCACCGACACCATCATCTTTGCAGACTTCACCAAATTTGCCAGTTTCAGCTAATGCCCATAGGTGCTTGCCACCTTTTAGAGTTCCTGCTGTATTGATCTTAAATCCATTTTTAGCCACCAAGTCACGGAAAAACTCAAGGACTTCCAAAGGCTGTACCGCTTTATATCTATTAGATACAACGGATAAAGGCATTTTAGTATCTGATCTATATAGAACATTTTGACCTTCAAAAATTTCCAATGGTGTTTTTATTACACCTTGACCAGTTCCATAAGCAACTGGGGAGGATTCAATTGTCCAATCCATACCAGCGGCTACTTGCCATTGTTCAATGGTTGCGTCAGCTTCAAGCGTTTGTCCAAGACCATGCCAAGGTGTTTCCCCGACAAAAGCCATTTCAACAAAACCATTTTCTCTTTCAGTTAATTCGTGTGCCATTTTGATTCCTTTCGTGTTTGTCAAAGACCCTAAACAATAGGGTTTCGGGGATTAACCCCATCTTCAGTTTGACTGGTCAACAAAATCTTTCATAAATGCAATATCTTTGGCATTTTTTTGAAGAAGCTCAGTCCAAGTCAAAATTGGTTCTTTATGGACAATTTCACCATCCCACTCAAGCTGTGATTTTTCAAACCAAGATAGCCAAGTGTTTTCTTCAAAATGGACACCCATTACTTGCTCTCTGCAATATTCGTTATTGACTTCTACTGCTAATGAATATTTCAATAATTCGTCATAGTTCAAAGATTGTGGAGCACCACTAATCTTGTAATTAGAGCCACCTTTGGCTTTCCAATACTGTGGACACTCACCTTTGCCATCCCAATCATGAGCACCATAGTTTTCCCAATATTGGGTATCAATGACTAAAATCATGATAAGTTCCTTTGCACTTGTTTAATGGCATCCATTGGGTCAAAAGCCAAAACCTTGACAATAACTTTTTTGTTATTTTCATCTTCATAAGTAACTTCATGCAAAACCAGTTCTTTACAATCGTCACGCTCAATACATCTAGCCATTAAGTTTTTCATTTAAATTCCTCCAGTTTTAAACAGCTCAAAATCATTCGACCTTCTTTCCAAAAATCACGTTTGCTTGCAGAACCAAATCGCATTTGTGAAAAAAAGTGCCAATTCCTATCAAGGACATTGACTTCACTTTCAGTAAATTTTTCAGATAAAGTGTCAATTACATATTTAGGCAGGGAATGTGTCGGAAGTTTCATATCTAACCTTTAATAAAAATTGTCAAAAATTGATTGCCAATTACGCCCCAAGCAATCAAAGTCCCGAATATCAAGCCCAATGCTGTAACTCCTACGACTTCAATAAATTTATTCATTTCATGCCTCCCAATCTGCTTTTTGGTCATGGTCAATAATTGCGTTGATTGTTTCAATGGCTTCATCAATAGTCGGGGCATATTCAGTATTCAATGGTGCATACACAAAACTGCCTTCAAGAACAATTGCCAAATATTCCCTTGTAAAGTCACGAACCTTTGCCGCATCTTCAAAGCTAATAGGTTTAGCGGTATGTAGATTCCACTTTTTGTCATAGCCACGTTTTGTAAAGAAATTAAAATCTTCTGCTGGTGTTATTTGGAAAAACAGAATGTCTTTTGCTGTTGTATGTTTTGCCAAAGTAATAATTAGGTTCTTTTTCATTTAAAGGTTTCCTTCCATTTTTTGAATTAACAGCCATTTGGCTTTATTAAGGAACTGTCGGGCTTCTTCAACATTGCCATGCGCCATAACTTCTTGTGCATCGCTCATTAAGCCGCATACAAACATATCAATACCTACCATTGATATATAAGCCTTATGCCTAGCTAAAAACAATTCGGGACGCTCACCGAACATCAACTTTTCTTCAGCTATTCTTGCTTGTGTCACTTCTTTAGTCATTTTATTTTCCTTAACATTTAATTAAACTAAACAAACTACAATTACTATTCTACAGATGTAAATATTAAATGCAAGCAATAAATACAAAAAAAGTAAAATATATTTTGACGTTGCTCTAACGCAACAAAATAGATGTAAAATAAAACTTGACAAATGTCAAAAGATGTGTTATACTCTAAGAGTAAGGTGAAACTTACGATGCTCTTTAAAAACTAAATGTGAAGGAAATAAAATGAATCAAGAAACTCAGCAGTTCCATTTTTTTGGATGTAATTCTTGGGAATGGAAAGTGTCAAATGATCTATTTGAAATTGTTAGCTGGTTTAGTAATCAAAAGTATGGAAGCAAAAGAATTCCATACAGCATTTGGTATGTACCCCTACCAAAAGATTTAGAGTTTCCCTATGCAATTGATATGTATGCACCGCAAGTAGATGGAGCAAAATATTTGGGAACGTATTTGAATAAGAAATTATCGGTAGTTTGAACAAGTCCCCCAGCGATGGGGGATTCTTTTAGATTGTTCCACGTGAAACCTTGCGTTTGTCAAATAAATTGTTACAATTCAAGAATGTTTATTAGGAGAATTGCAAATGCAAATTACGAATATTGAAAAAGCCCTGCGAATTGTGGGCAAAAGTGAAATAGCAAAACAGATTGGAATTACTCGTGCGGCTGTTTATGTTTGGGGAAAGAAAAATAAGATTCCTCCACATCATGTATTGAAGGTCGAAGAACTATCAGGGATTAGTCGATATGATTTATCTCCTGAAATCTATGGTAAGAAACCTGAATAAAAAAGATGTTGCACAAGTCAATGAAGTTCATATAATTTAATGTTGCAGATTTGTTAGGCGTGATGCTTGGCAAAGTTTACTTAAAGGAGAGTGAAATGAAAGTGAAGTTTGAGCCAAAACTAGGGCTGGAAATTACCATTACTGAAGGTGGCGATTTTTCCCTAAAGCAAGACAGCGATATGGTTTTAGTTACCATAGGACAAATGCGAGGGCTGATGAAAAAGATGCCTGATTTGCTGAAGGTAGCCGATGAAAAAAGGGCAAATTATCTAAGTCAAAGTGAGGTGGAATAATGCACTTCTACCCACATAATATTGGTGATTACAGGAAAGATACTTCCCACCTAACATTGCTGGAGCATGGCATTTATCGCCAATTACTAGACAGCTATTACCTTGATGAAGTGCCGTTAAGCAATGACCTTGCGAAGTTGATGCGTTCGCATAGCGTTCGCAATGCGGATGAACAGCAATCGCTTCAAAACGTATTAACAGACTTTTTTGAATTGACAGAAGCAGGGTATATTCATAAAAGATGTGATGAAGTTATAGGTGCTTATCATGGTAAAAGTGAGAAAGCTAGGCAGTCCGCAAACGCTAGATGGCAAGCTGGTCATGGGCGAACAAGCGAACGCAATGCGAACGCATTACAGACGCAATCCGAAGGCAATGCTAACCATAAACCAATAACCAATAACCATAAACCAATAAAAGACATTACACCATTCGGTGTATCTGATGATGTTTTTAAAGATTACATGGAAGTTAGGAGATCCAAGAAAGCAAGATGGACACCTACAGCATTGAAAGGCATGGAGCGTGAAGCCTTAAAAGCTGGTGTTAGTTTGGAACAAGCAATGATTATTTGTTGTGAGCGAAATTGGCAATCTTTTAAAGCGGAGTGGATAAAGGATGTAGCTACTGCAAAGAATAGCAGTTTCAAGGAGCGTGATAGTGTGCTGGCTACACGACAGCTAGAGAGCATGATGTTGGGTACACCAATTGCAAAGGAACGCTCAGAAGCCCAAATATTTGATATGGAGGCTGGTCAAAATGCAAAACGAATTTCATGAGAAAGACTTTTTTACAGTTGACCAAGGATATGCCTACTTAATCGCAAAGTTATCCGCTTTTTATGGAAATCGGTTTTTGGCTAATTTTCAAGGAATTGATCCAAGATTGATGAAGCAGACTTGGGTAGAAATCCTAGACCGCCAGTTGACCTACAAGCCAAAGATTGATTATTTGATTAAGAATTTAGACCCTGATGGATTCATTACGAATCCAAATCAAATTTATAACCTATGCAATCAAGTGCGAATTCCAGTTAAGCCTGAAGAAACCCTTACACATCAAAAGACAAAAAAAGAGATTGAGCGTGATGCCAAGAGTGCAGAAATTGCTAGGGCAAAACTGAAAGAATTTTACACAGGGTTTGGAAAATACGATGTATAAAAAGATTGTTTTAAAAATTGAAGACCTTGATACAGCTCTAAATGTTTGTAAAAAAACCTATACAGATGGAGCATATATTTTAACATTCCAGCCATTAAGGCAAAAAAGACGGGATGCTCAAAATAGACGTTATTGGGCAATATTGCATCAAATAGCTGAACAATTAAAAATCAATGGAAATGTCCTAATTGCTGAAACTTGGCATGAATGGGCAAAACGAAGATTCATTGGTGTGATAGAAATTCCATTGCCTGATGGAGAAATCATTGTGGTTGGAATGTCCAGCACAGAACTAGATATACCTGAATTTAATGATTTTATGATGATGGTAGAAGCATGGGCAATAGATCAAAACGTCATATTTAACGATTTACCTAATGAATAAAATGTTTGAAGAATTGAAACTTACAGTTCCTTTTCCTCCAAGTACAAATCATTACATGGGTAGAAATGGATCACAAGCCTATAAAACTTCAAAAGCAAAAGCGTATAACCAGCTTATCTATTTTGATGTAAGACTTCAAAATGCCAATTTAAAATTAGATATTCCATTATTTGTTACATATAACTTTTGGATGCCTGATAAAAGAAAACGAGACATAGCAAACTATGAAAAGGTATTAACTGATTCGCTGGTTGTCGCTGGAGTAATGATTGATGACAGCATTATTCACAAATGGCAATTAGAAAAAATGGGATTTATGAAAAATGGTCAAGTTGAAATAATCATAAAACCTTATCAACATTCGTAGAGTTTTGTTATATACTTTACGATGTATAATTTAACAAAGGGAAAAAATGAAAACCGCAGAAATTGAAATTGAGAAATTAATTCCTTATGCCAAAAATGCTAGAAATCATAGCGATCTTCAAGTAGCTCAGATTGTGGCATCAATCAAGGAATTTGGTTTTAATGATCCTATTGAGGTCGATGAAGACAATATGATTCTTGCTGGACATGGGCGAGTTTTAGCCGCAAGAAAATTGGGAATGCTTAAAGTTCCTTTTGTAAAAATTGATGGATTGTCAAAAGCTCAAAAACAAGCCTACATTTTGACAAACAATAAGCTGGCATTGAATTCTGATTGGGACAATGAACTGCTCAAAATTGAACTCCATGACCTTTCAGATATGAAATTTGACATGGCAATGATGGGTTTTGATGGTGAAGAACTATCTCAAATTATGTATCCTGAACCCATTAAATCAACTGATCCTAGTGATAAGCCATTAAACTTTTCCATCCAGTACAACATTGTTTTTGATGATGAAGAACAACAAGAAGTCTTTTATGCTTTTATCCGCTTTTTAAAGGAAAAATTCCCTGAAACTGACAGCGTTGGACAGCGTCTTTCTGAATACATTGGGGAGTTAGACCTTGGCTAAAGTCAAGAAGTACATTGATACTGATGTGCTAACAGAAGGAAAAAAGCGAATTCATCATTTATTTGATGCTTTTGATTCTATTGTGGTCATGTTTTCAGGCGGTAAAGACAGCCTTGCAGTTATCCATTTAGTCAAAGAAGTCATGGATGAGCGAGGAATAACTAAACCAATGGATGTGGTATTTCGTGATGAGGAGCTTATTCCTGATGAAGTTATCCATTTTGTAGATAAATATCGAATGGAGTCTTGGATTAATATGATTTGGTTTTGCGTTCCTTTAAAGAGTGCAAAATATATCTTAGGTGTAACTCACAGCTATACACAATGGGATACCAAAAGACCTTGGGTAAGAGAAAAGCCTGAATGGGCATACAGCTTACCCGATGGTGATAATCGTGAATTTGACCAATATTCAATGGATGCCTTTACTGCCAAGTTTTATAAAGGAAAAATTGCCTTTTTGACTGGTATTAGATCAAGTGAATCATTAATGCGGTTTCGGGCAAGCGTCAATAAGCTCAATGAAAACTATATTAATGCAGTAAGCGATCAAAGTATTAAGAATGTCATGCTTTGCAAACCTTTATTTGATTGGGAAGAAAATGACATCTTCAAATACTTTTATGACAGGGAAATCCAATACTGCAAAATCTACGATATGCAGATGTGGGCTGGTAATGGATTAAGGGTTTCTACACCACTTCATGCTGAAGCCGCCAAGCGTTTTGATTTAGTAAGGCAGACAACTCCTGATTTTTACCAACGAATTATCAAAGTTTTTCCTGAAATGCTGGTACATGAGCGTTATTGGCATGAGCTTGATCGTAATGCCATTAAACAAAAATATGGTCAATCCTTTGAAGGAATACGATCTTGGATTGAGGACAACCTTAATGAGGATGAGCGTCAATATGAATTGGCACTCAAACGACTTGAAACTGTAAAAGCCAGCGCAGTTAAATATCCTGACGCATATCCACCACTATATGTTCTTGGTGCTTTTATGAGTGGAGCATTTAAACGAAACATTCTTCCTGAGCGAAAAAAGAAATGACAAGTAAAGAACCAATTGACAATATCCAATGGCGAGATTCCAAGTCCTTAGAGGCAAATGGCTGGAATCCAAATGTGGTATTTACTCCTGAATTGAAATTATTAGAGCGTTCTATCCTCAAATGTGGCTGGATTCAACCAATAATCATTAATCCTGATGGCATGGTTATTGATGGATTTCATCGTTGGAAACTCAGTATGGATAGCGAAGCTCTTAAAAAACGCTATGAAGGGAAAGTACCCTGTGTAGTTATGAAGTTGACTAAACCTGAAGCTATGTTATTAACCATTAGGATTAATAGAGCCAAAGGTAGCCATGTTGCTATTCAGATGAGCGAAATTATCAAAGAATTGATTGATACTCACAATTATGATCCACAGCAAATAGCGGATAACATTGGAGCAACAATGGATGAAATTGATCTTTTGTATCAAGATGGAGTATTCAAGATGAAAAATATTAAAGATTACAAATATTCTAAGGCTTGGTATCCCCATGAAAGTAAGAATGACAAAAAATGAGATTCAACTCTGAACAGCACCTTGTAACGTGGAAAACTGGAAAACGATTTCCAGCAATCCATGATGATATTTTTCATGCCATATTGGCTTATAGCAAAGGAAAAAGTTTTTTAGACTTGTGCTGTTCTACTGGTTTGCTTGCTCAAAGAATCAAACAACACCTTGTTTATGATGTTATTGGAGTGGATGCTGATGAAACAGCGGTCAGTTTAGCCAGTCTTTCGGGCATTGATGTTCAATTGATATGTCTAAATATATTGCCTGAAACGCTAAAAGAACTTGCTCAGATCATAAAAAAGTTTAAAATAGATACATTAGTTGCAAGACGTTGCTTCCCTGAATTGTTTGGCAATGACATAGAGTTTGGACAAGTATTCATAGAATTACTATCTCAATTAGGAGTTCAAGAGATTTTTATTGAAGGCAGAATAGCCACTAAAACAGCGATTAATGCGTTGGCATCATTGGAAGATGAATGCCAGCTAGTGTCAAAACATTACAAAGTGATTAAGATTCATAAAAATGTAGCGTATTTGAGGAAGATATGAAATCTTATAATGGCTTTACGCCTACCCAAAGAAACAAAGCACAAGCATGGCTTAATCAACAATGGGCATCATTTAGATTACCAAAGCCAACAGTTTGTTGCGCTTGTGGTCAAGATGAAGGAATTATGGATGCTCATGCTGAAGATTACAGCGAACCATTCCAAGCAGGAAAAACAGATGCCTTCCATTTATGTTTTAGATGTCACATGATGGTTCATTGCAGACATCGAGATAAATTAGGCTGGATGAATTACAAACAAGCAATAAAGTCAGGAATTATCTTTGAACCATTTTTCCGCAGGGATTGGGATAAATTCAAAAGCCACATGGAAACAACTCATCCAGTCCATAAGCAAGGACAACCACATGAGGATATTCTTAGCCTTATAGGATAAATATGACAACTAAACAAAAACGGGAAAAAGCTGGACACCCACCTTTTGAACCCACAGACAAACAAAAACAACAGGTATCTCAATTAGCCGCAGTAGGAACACCTCAAGATCAAATTTGTCGTATGGTGATTAATCCTGAAACTGGAAAAGGTATTGGGTTAGCGACTCTTAACTTATATTTCAGAGAAGAATTAGACCTTGGAAGCGCAAAGGCAACAGCCGCAGTAGGTGGAGCACTCTATAACCAAGCTATCAATGGCAATGTATCTGCTCAAATCTTTTGGATGAAAACAAGAGGAAAATGGAGAGAATCCGCACAAGCCATTGAAATCACAGGGGAAAATGGTGGTCCATTGGTCGCTTGTAATGTATCCATTGAAGAATACTTGAAGGCTAGAAAAGAGATTCTTGAAGAATATTGATGGATGAAGCACAAAGATTAGCTCTTTATGTGGAATGTCGTGATAACTTTCACTTCTTTTCTAAATATATGTTCAAGAAGCGTAAGAACTATAAATGGAAGGATAACTGGCATCACAAGGTAATTTGCGATGCTCTTACTCGTGTGTACATGGGTGAGTGCAAAAGACTCATTATCAACATACCGCCAAGATATTCAAAAACCGAGCTTGCTGTGGTTAATTTTATAGCATGGGCAATTGGGCATTGTCCTGATGCAGAGTTTATTCATACATCCTATTCAGGCACTTTAGCTACAAACAATAGTGGCAATGCCAAAATGATGGTAGAAAGCATGGAGTACAAGGCTATATTCCCTGACGTGCATATTCGTTGGGATAGCAATTCAAAGTCTGATTGGCGTACAACTGAAAATGGTGTTGTCTATGCTACTGGTGCAGGAGGCACGATTACTGGCTTTGGTGCTGGAAAAATGAGACCGGGTTTTGGTGGAGCAATTATCATTGATGATCCGCACAAAGCAGATGAAGCTCATAGTGACACCATGCGTAATAACGTCATTGAATGGTTTGGAAACACCCTTGAATCACGTTGCAATAGTCCTGAGACACCTATTATTATCATTATGCAAAGACTCCATGAAGGGGATTTGTCAGGATTTCTACAGGCTGGTGGCAATGGTGAGGAATGGGAAAGCATCATTATTCCTGCTATTGGGGATGATGACACAGCTTTATGGGACTTTAAGCATACGATTGAAGATTTACATAGAATGGAAGAAGCCAATCCTTATGTGTTTTCAGGTCAATATATGCAAAAACCTTCACCTTCTAAAGGTGGATTGTTTAAACCTGACCAATTACAAGTTATAGATGCTATCCCTGCTGGTGTTGATATTAAATGGTGCAGGGCATGGGATTTAGCCAGCACAACGGATGGGGATTACACAGTAGGAGCTAAATTAGGCAGAATGCCTGATGGTAGATACATCATTGCTGACATTGTTCGTTTGCGCTGTGGTCCTGATGAGCGAGATAAAGCCATGATGAATACAGCCGCAATGGATACCAAAGCAATAAAAATTAGTATTCCGCAAGACCCCGGTCAAGCTGGAAAAACCCAAGTAATCTATTTAACAAGAGAATTGGCTGGATATAACGTCAAGAGTTCACCTGAATCGGGTGATAAAGTCACAAGAGCTGAACCTTTTGCGGCTCAAGTAAACATTGGCAACGTAATGATTTTGCGTGGAGAATGGAATATGGCTCTTACAAGTGAAATGAGATTGTTCCCTAATGGCAATAATGATGACCAAGTAGATGCTCTTGCAAGAGCATTCTCAGAAATATTAGTACCTAGAAGAAGTTTCTTTGGATGACAAAAGCTGAAAAAGATAATTATGCTAAGTTGGCGAGATTGGGCTGTATTCTGTGCCAATGCAACGGCATACGAGAAACAGATGATTCTCCAACAGAGATGCACCATATCCGCAGATACGGAGGAAAACGAAGTCTCGCCCCTGTTATCCCTTTATGCGCTATCCATCACAGGCTTGGAGATTCCAGTATTCACGCTCTTGGACATAAAGGATTTACAAAGTATTGGGGTATAAGTGAAGAAGATTTATTAGAAATGGTTAAAGAGAAAATTGCATGAAGATGATTGATGGATTAATATTGGCTTCAATCGGTCAGTTAATTCCTTTTTCTGACGCAGGATAAACGTAACCTGACCCTTCGGGGAATCTTTACAATGATTTTTATTTGCTTTACAAAAAGATCGAAAAATAGTAGATTCATGTAAAATGTAATTAAAGATAGACTATAAATTTAATTAGTTGTTATGAATAATTTATTAAACATCACAATTAATACCTCATTGATTCATCAAAGAAGTTTCTTTGAATAAGGCAGATATGCTTAATTGGTTCAAAAAACCCAAAGTAAAAAAAGAACCAAAAGAGGCTGTTCCTAGAACGAGCTTGTTCAGCACTCATGTTGATTATGACAAGCCTGAAAAGCGTTTTGATTTAGTAGAGCGTATTTTTGATTTAAAAAGACAACAGCCTATTTTTACAGGCGAATATGCTCAAGATGATTCCAGCGATGGCTTTCCACAATTTAAGGCTTACAACACTTTAAACAATTCAATTAGTGAAGCATTAGTGGGATGGTATTCCTCACAAGGGTTTATCGGCTCACAGCTTTGCGGAATTATTGCTCAAAACTGGTTAGTAAACAAAGCCTGTGCAATGCCAGCCGATGATGCTATTCGTAAGGGATATAACATTGTCAGCGTAGATGGCGATGAGCTAGAGCCTGAAGTAGTTAAGATCATGAAGCGGTATGACCGATCAATGAGCCTTGAAAAGAATATGCGAGAGTTCATCCGCAAAGGCAGAATCTTTGGTATTCGGATTGCCATGTTCAAGGTTATGTCAACTGACCCTGAATATTATGAAAAGCCATTTAACATTGATGGCATTACGGCAGGATCGTATAAAGGCATTGTGCAAGTTGATCCGTACTGGACAGCTCCTATGCTGGATGGTGCTTCTGCAAGCCAACCTGATACTCTGCATTTCTACGAACCTACTTGGTGGATCATTAATGGTAAGAAGATTCATAGAAGCCATTTAATCATTTTCCGTCATGCAGAACCAGTAGATGTATTAAAGCCTAATTACCTTTATGGTGGTATTCCACTTTCACAGCAGATTATGGAACGGGTTTACGCTTCTGAGCGTACAGCCAATGAAGCACCACAATTAGCAATGACTAAGCGTACAACTGTTTGGAAAACAGACATGGAAGCTGTTATGTCAAATTCCAATGCCGCTATTGAGAGACTTCAACAATGGTCACAATATCGAGATAACTTTGGTGTCAAGCTAGGCGATAAAGAAGGGGATGAATTCGAGCAATTCGATACTTCTCTTGGGGATATGGATGCTTTAATCATGACTCAGTATCAGCTTGTTGCCGCTATTGCTGGAGTACCAGCCACTAAATTGATTGGAACTTCTCCTAAAGGATTCAATTCTTCAGGTGATTATGAGGAAGCAAGCTATCACGAGCTATTGGAATCAATACAAACCCATGACCTTACTCCATTGGCTGAACGGCATCATGCTTTAGTAATGAAAGCGTATGTAATCCCTAAATTGGGCGCAATGGATGTAGAAACAACCTTGAACTGGTTGCCTCTTGATACTCCTACTGCTGAAGAATTAGCGGCTACTAACTTTACGAAAGCTCAAACTTCTGCAATTCTTATCCAATCAGGTGCTTTATCTAGTGAAGATGAGCGTCAACGTATTGCTACTGATAAACAAAGTGGTTATAACGAATTAGGCATCATGGAAGAAAGTCCTAATGATGAAGACCTTGAAGATGATCCCGAAGATGATCCTGATGGTGGAGAAGAACAGCCTTTTGATAGAGTAACTGATGCGTTAGATGCTGATGAGCAGTGGATTACTGTTAATGGTGCTCATGTCCTTATTGATGGCAAGGGAAATGTAAAAGAAGGTCCTGCGGCTCTAAAAAAGGGTAAATTTACTTCTGCCAAAGGTAATGAATATAAAACAGTAGGAAGTAATAAGGTTTCAAGTTCTACTGGCGAAATTACAAATAAAGAAAAACATACCATTCTTCATGAGGGCAAAGAGGCTGGGACTGTATCTTCAGGAACAGGCACTAAATCTTTTAATAAGAGTGCTAATGGAAAAATTGCAAGTCATAAAGAAACAACTCAATGGGGTGTAAGCATTCCTGCTGAACAACATAATGTTAAATCGCATGAAGGCAGAGAATATAGTGCTAGTGGCTTTTCTTCCAAGAGTAGAGCTTTAGAGCATTTTGGTAATGTTCATAAGCCTCAACAAAATACTGAAACTTCTCAAGAAAAATCAAAAAACGTAGAACAGCCATTTAATAAAGTGGAAGACGCTAAAGATTTTGGATCTGTTGTTAAAGCTGAAAAAGCTTTTGTTTTAGATGGTTTAAATAACCCAAAAGAAGCGGCTCATGCTCACATGGAAGCGGCTAGGGCTTATGAAAAAGAAGGCAAATTAGACCTAGCTAAACAACATTCAAATTCAGCAAAAAAACATTTAGATAATCTTTATAAAAAATAAGCTAAATGAAGCCAATTAAAAAGCTTGATCCTAAAGATGGTTTGATTGGTGGAGCTTTAAGACCTAATGCTGGAATTTCTGCTGATTTTGCCAAACCTATCGTTGATTTGGTGGGTTTAATGTATCGTGACGTAAAGCGAGAGATAGAGCGCACCTTTAAAGAAACCAATTTTGGTTCTGCAATGGATGCTTCTACATCTAGTCAATCTAGGATTATTTTGAACTATTTGCTCAAAAAATGGACAACAAGATTTGACAAACTAGCAAAACGAGCTGTAGATCGCATGATTTCTAGAACTATGCGTAATTCATCAATCACATTAGGAATGTCTCTTAAAGACGCTAGTAAAGATTTCACTATCAATACTTCATTTAGTGATGCTGTACTTCAAGACGTAATCAAGGCAAGCACTCTAGAAGCCAGCAATTTAATCAAACTCATACCCCAAAAGTACATTGGAGAGGTTCAAGGTGCTGTCATGCGAAGCATTACTACTGGAAATGGTTTACAAGACCTTGTGCCTTTTCTCACAAAGAAATATCATGGTAATGTGCGTCATGCTAAAAATGTAGCCCTCGATCAAACTCGTAAGGCTTACCAATCAATTAACACGACTAAGCTCAAAGCTCTAGGAGTTAAGAAGTTCGTTTGGATTCATTCAGGAGGGGGGAAAGAGCCTAGACCGCTTCATGTCAAAATGTCAGGTAATGAATATTCATTTGACGATCCTCCGTATATTGGTATGATGTATGGAAACGAAGTACGGGGATTACCCGCAGATTTACCCAATTGTCGCTGTATTTGCAAACCCATCATCACTTTTGACTTAGAGGAATAAAAATGAAAGAATTTACAGGAAATGGCGACCATGCGTTAGCCACTATGCAGTCCAATGTTACTTCAAATCAAAACATCGGTATGACTGGTCGTTACAGTATGGTGTGTCATGATAAAGATGGTAATTTCAAATGGGCTGAAGAGTTTGAAAACCAAGTGAATCAAATCGGTAAGATTTTAATGCTTACAGCACTTTTGGAAACTACTACTACTTTAGTAGGTCCATTCTTGGGATTGATTAATGCAACCCCTACATTTTCACCCCTTGACACAATGTCTTCCCATGCTGGATGGACAGAGTTTACTAATTACACTGTAGGTGGTTCCGCTGTTCGTGGCACTGCTGTGTTTGCAACCCCTACTGGTAATGCTAATGCAACACCGGGTTCAAACATTGTTACTGCCACTGCTACTGCAATTACTTACACCATCACTGGTGCTGGTGGAACTGTTGCTGGTTGCTTTTTGGTAACAGGTTCAGGTGCATCAGCAACTCAATCTTCAACCACTGGCATATTGTATAGCTCAGGTGCATTTGGTACAGCCAAAATCACTACAGCGGGTGATACAGTTTCAGTAACTTACAGCACAACAGCAACCTCTTAATAGGAGTCTTAAATGACTTTAGCACTATATGATCGAGTACAGCAAACGGGTACTGCTAACACCACTGTTAGCTTTACTCTTTCAGGTAGTGTAGCTGGCTATCAATCTTTTGTTGCCGTTGGTAATGGTAATACCACTTACTATGGTTCATTTGATACATCAGGAAATTGGGAAGTAGGTCTAGGGACTTATTCAACAACAGGTCCAACTTTAACTAGAACAACCATTTTATCTTCCAGCAATGGAGGTTTAGCGGTGACATTCTCAGGTACAGTCAATGTCTTTATAACTTATCCCTCTGAAAAATCCGTAAACCAAGATGCTAGTGGTAATGTAACCCTCCCCGCTGGCTTAACAGTAACTAATGATGCTTCTATATCAGGTCTTACTGTTGGTAAGGGTGGTGGTAGTGTAAGCACAAATACGGCTGTTGGGTACAACGCTGGCGTGGCTAACACCACCGGAAACAGCAATATTTATTTAGGCTATTCTGCTGGTTATTCAAACACAACTGGTTCAAAATTAACTGCACTTGGAATACTATCCGCTGGAACTTACAATTTAGCTACAGAAACTTTTGGCACAACGGCTGTTGGGTATTACGCTGGCGCAACATTAACAACCGGTCATGACAATGTGTTTGTTGGAAGCTATGCAGGTACTGCTGGCGGTGCCGGTAGTTCAAATGTGGCTGTAGGAGCTGCATCTTTATATAACACCACCGCATCTAACAACACAGCAGTAGGTTATCAAGCTGGATACACAAATACTACAGGTGATAAATTAACCGCTATTGGCTATCAAGCTGGATATAACCACGCTGCTAGTGGTTCATTAAACACTTTTGTTGGATATGCTGCTGGTTTAGGGGTTACAACAGCGAATAGCGTAACTTGTATTGGTAGTAGAACAGGCAATGCAACTATGACAGGCGGTGAAAATACGCTTGTTGGTGATATTGCTGGCTACTCAATTACTTCAGGTTCAGGTAATTCTTTTATTGGTAAAGGTAGTGGTCAAAATCATACTACTGGTACAAATTGCGTTGCAGTTGGTGTTCAATCACTTTATTCAAACACCACCGCATCTTACAACACCGCTGTCGGTTATCAAGCTGGGTATACAAACCAAACAGGTACTTACAATACATTTTACGGTTATCAAGCTGGATATTCTTATTCTGGTACTGGAAACTCATCTAATATTTGTATTGGAGCGCAAGCTGGCTATTCTTTAACAACAGGTACAGGCAACACTTTTGTTGGGCCTCCTGCTGGATATTTAATTACTACAGGCTCTAAAAATACTATTATTGGTGCTTACCTAGGCAATAGTGGCGGTCTAGACATCCGTACAGCAAGTAACTACATTGTGTTATCTGATGGTGATGGAACTATTGGTTATGTTTATGCCAACGGAAGTAGCTTTTTTGGAACAACACCAAGCAGTTATGGCGGTAATGGTGCTGTTACTGTTGTTAGCAATGGTTCTGTAAGACCACAAATTAGAACTTATGATACTGATTCGGCTGCTAATACAAACAATGCTTGGTCTATTTTTAGAAATGGCAGCCAAGTAGGTGCGGTTCAAACAACCTTATCTACTACATTATTTGTTAATCTTTCCGACTATCGTTTAAAAGAAAATGTTGCACCAATGACTGGTGCTTTGGCTAAAGTATCGCAACTTAAACCAGTAACTTATGATTGGAAAGTAGGTGGTACAGGTCAAGGCTTTATTGCCCATGAACTTCAATCTGTATTTCCTGATGCTGTAACTGGCGAAAAAGATGCCATTGATGAAGAAAGTAAACCAGTTTATCAAGGCATTGATACTTCATTTTTAGTAGCCACTTTGGTGTCAGCAGTTCAAGAACTTAAAGCAGAAATTGACCAACTTAAAGGAAAATAAAATGTTAGAACTAACACCTGAACAAGAAGTACAACGCAATTACGATTCCTCAATGGATTCAGTTAATCTTTTAAATGCAGGACAGCCTGAAGATATGTCTGATGAAGATTGGGCTGACACAGTTAAGCGTAATAAAGAACACTTAGAAATTCAAATTGCTAAAGGTGCAGAGTTTTATGGCGAGCATGATTTAACGCCATTTGAAAACGCAGTAAAAGGTTAATCAGCTACCTATTTAGCTGGTATTTTAGGAGAACGATATGGGCGAGAAAAAAACAAACCCCGTAACAATCAATGATAAAGAGTATGACTTTAACGAATTAACTGCCGAGCAACAGGCGTTATTTCAACATTGTGTAGACCTTGACCGTAAGATTGGGTCAGCACAATTTTCTTTAGACCAGCTTCAAGTCGGCAAGCAAGCGTTCATTAAAATGCTTGAAGAATCATTAGCTCATGAACCTGAAGTAGAAGTTTAAATAATAGTTTTATCTTTTTAAGGACAAGGGATGTTTGGTACATCGGCATTTAGCCAACTCCCTTTTTCTTCGACTTCAAACCATGCGTATGCCGTATCTATTACAGAGTCAGTTACATCATCAGACTCCAACACACAGAAATTTAGTTTTTTAGAAGTCATCACTGAAGCATTGACTTCAGCGGATTCAAAAACTTATTTTGCTGGATTTGTTGAAGCTCTTGCTGAAGCTCAATCATTAACTGATGTCAGCGTTCAACAAAGCACATTCTTACAAGTAATCACGGAGATTCAAACCGCTAATGAATCTGAGTCTATATCAGCTCAATTTACCATTAGTCGTGTTGAATCGTTTTCCAGTGATGATATAGATGTAATCAATACTACTTTTTCAGAATCAATTACTGAAAATTTATCTGTAACTGAAATCCCCGTCAACATTAATGAGGTCAATGCTTTTGGCTCTATGACCATGTTTGGCGGTGGTGCATTGGCTGGTAATGATCTTGAAACAGTATTGGGTATTGAAATTACAGCCCAATTCTCTGTCAGCGATTTTGAACCTTTTACTGCAAATGATTCCAACAGTGAACAATCAAGCTTTCTTGAGTCTATTGTTGAGCCTGTTGTTTCACAAGATACATTCCTTGAGCAAGATAACTATTTTGAGTCCATCACCGAGCCATTGGTGGCGAATGATTCTAACACCCAACAAAGTGCTTTCTTAGAGTCCATTACTGAAAATGTTGTTAGTTTTGAGGCATTTAGTGTACAAGACAACTTTTTTGAAGCTATCTCTGAGCCCATTACCAGCAATGATAGTAATTTAGAGCAATCTAATTTTCTTGAATCCATTGCTGAGACTATTGCCAGTGATGACTTCATGGCAATTACAGCCCAATATGTTGTCAGTAATACTGAACCACAATTACTTACTGACACCACAACAATCACAGCCCAATTCGCTGTTGTTGAAAATGAACCTCAAACACTTGATGACCTTCTTACTATTACTGGTCAATTTGTCGTCAGTAACACGGAAAATCAAACCAATGATGATTTCAGCGTTCAACAATGTGACTTTTTAGAGTCAATTATTGAGCCTTTAAGCTCTTTTGATGCAAACGCTGAGCAAGATAACTTTTTTGAATCCATCTCTGAACCCGCATCAATTGATGATTCAAGTACCCAATCCAGTAATTTTATTGAATCAATTACTGAAAATCAAACAGCTGATGACTCCCAAACGATCACCGCTCAATTTGCCGTCAGCGTCTTTGAAAATATAATTGATGTAGATACTCCAAGCATCACGGCTCAATTCGCTGTGAGCGATTTAGAGCCTTTTGAGGTCTTTGATTCACCAACTATTGCTGCTCAATTTATTGAATCGATATCAGAGCCAATTATTGATGATGATTTTAGTAATCAGCAAAGCAATTTTTTACAAGATATCACTGAAAATGTGGTGTCATTTGAAGCCTTTAGTGAACAAGATAATTATTTTGAGCCAATTAGTGAACCTTTAATCTCTGATGATTCAAGTGTTCAGCAGTCAAATTTCATTGAAACCATTACTGAGGCATTAAATGTAATAGATACCCCCATCATTCAAGCCCAGTTCTTAGTCAATGACACGGAGCCCCAAACTCTTGATGATGTTCTCGTAATCAATGCTCAATTTGTAGTAGATATTACCGAGGCATTAAATGCTGAAGATGTATTAACCATTCAAGCCCAGTTTTTAGTTAATGATATTGAGTCTCAAATACTTAATGATACTTATGGTTCAACATTTGCCTTCCTTGAAACGATCATTGAGCCTTTGGTGTCTTTTGATGCAAATGGGGAGCAAGACAACTTTTTTGAGGCAATTAGTGAATCATTCAGTATATCTGACATTACTGCTGAGCAGACAAACTACAATGTTTTTGATAATGAATTGGTTAATCTTGATGATTTCAGCAACCAGCACATCGCCATCAATGAATCCATATCCGAGCCAATGGATATTGCTGATGTACAAACGATTGAAGCTCAATTCAATGTCACGGATATTGAAAATGTATTATTGGCTGATTCAAGCACCCAATCAGAATTCAATAAATCTGAAGCTGTATGGCACGTCTCACCAAGACAAGATTATTGGAATGTAAGCACCCGAGAAAATTATTGGTTAATGTCCCCAAGAGGGGATTGTTGGGATGTATTATTAAGGGAAAATTATTGGACTGTATCCCCACGGAAAGATTACTGGCATAATGATGATTAAATTATTGGGAATTCTAACCAAAAAAAGAGTGTTAAATCGCTAATGGCTAATGTTTACATCCTAGAGAAACGAACTTCAGAGTCAATTTGGTATGATATTGATTGCTCAAATATCTTAGATTTGGGTGAAACTATCACCACAATCTCTAGTATTGCCGCTGATCAAGCAGGATTGACCTTTTCAAGTGGTGGAATTAATACAACTCCAATCACCTTTCCTGATGGAATTGTAGCGGCTGTGGGCAAAGTTATTGCAGTTCAAATTTTGGGTGGTGTGATCCCCACCCCACAAACAAATCAGCTATATACAATTCGGGCAATTTTTGTTACAAATGAAGGTAATACAAGAGAGGCTACCGTTTTATTAAACGTAACCAATTTACCTGTTCAAACAGGAAGGACTATTTAATGCCATTGCAAGAAGGATCAAGCAAAGAGGTCATTCAGAATAACATTCGTGAATTGATCAAGGCAGGGCATGACCCTAAACAGTCTTTAGCTATTGCCTATTCCAATGCTCGTAAAACAAGTGCTCAAGATGATGAAGAATTTGATTCTAAATATGTAGCTTTCATTGTTTATACAAATGAAAACAAGATATTGTGGATGAAACGTACTAAAGATGGCTCTTGGGGGTTTCCCGGTGGTCATGTAGAAGAAGGCGAATCCCCTATTGAAGGTGCTATTCGTGAATCTAGGGAAGAAACTCAGCACGTTCCTGAATCAGGTTTACAGCTAATCCATTCAGATGGAAAAGTACGTCTTTACGGATGTAGCGATGGAGAATTCCAGCCTAACTTAAATGAGGAACATGATGAATTCGTATGGGCTACCATCGAAGATGCACCAAGCCCCTTGTTTCACAAGATTGAGGAAGAATCCGAAGAAATTGCGAAAGCCGTTGAAGCTGGTAATAATGCGATGGATAAGCGTGAGTATGATACTAATGGATGGTATGAAGTAAAAGACAATCCACTTTCAATGGTAGGTGTTTTCCCTTATTCAGGGCGTTCAATATCTCCTGATTGCGACCCTGACAAAATCTATTATGTTTTCCGTTCTCCTGAAGAACTCTCAACTCCTGAATGCGTAGATTCATTTAAGCTAATTCCTTGGATTGATAACCATGTCATGCTTGGTGGTGAGGATGATGGATTAACCCCTGCTGAAAATAAAGGCATTCAAGGGGTTATTGGAGAAGACGTATATTTTGATGGCACTTTACTTAAAGGCAACATCAAGGTATTTTCAGAAGCAATGAGTAATTTAATTGCAAATGGAAAAAAAGAATTATCCTGCGGATACCGATGCAGATATGAATATGCCCCTAGTAATTACAATGGGATGGCTTATGATTATGTGCAACGGGATATTCGTGGTAATCATCTTGCCCTAGTCGAGAATGGTCGCATGGGTAAAGAAGTCGCTGTTTTAGATCATTTCACTTTCACTGTAGATAATAAGGAGTTTTTAAACATGGCTGAAGAAAACAAAGAAGTAGGGGCTGAAAAACCCAATATGACTCTTGAGGAAGTGCATAAGTTCCTCGAAGAAGTCATGCCAAAATTGGCAAAGATTCAGGAATTAACTGGTCAATCATTCGGTTCTGCTGGTGTTGAAGCTGTAACTGATATGGATACCGAAGAACCTGATGGCGATGAAGAAAAGCCTGATGATGAAGCAACTGATGAAGAAGCTGATCCAATTCCTCAAGGCGGTGCTACTACTGAGCCAAAAGAAGGCGAAAGAGGTAGTGGTATGGACACAGCTCTGATCGCTAAAACAGTTCAAGCTAATATTGCCAAACAATCAAAGCTGTATGACCATCTCTCAGCGCATATCGGTGCTTTTGACCATGCTGATATGGATTTAGACCAAATGGCTAAATATGGCTGCAAACAACTTGGCTTAGAAGCTCCAAAAGAAACTCGTGTAGTTGCTTTAGAAGCGTTCTTAAAAGGCAAGGGTGCTCCTAGTCGTGCGGCAATGGATTCAGCCGTTCGTAAGGGCAATTTCGTTCAACGTTTTTTAGAAGGTAAATAATCATGACAACTGCGACATTCCAATCCACAGTTAACGTCAATCTCGGATTTGGTATTCCCGGTGAATTGATTGTTGACGGACCACAAAGAGCTGAATCTTTAATTCTTGACGCTGATGGCGGTACTATTGGCTTGGCATTTACTAAGTCCAATACTACTAACGTAGCTACTCAAGGTGGTGCTATTGTTGATGGTACTAACGTATTCGCTGGTATTTTGGTTAACCCAAAAGCCTACGCTTCGTATGGTGCTGTTGGCGGTGCTCCATTAGATCCTACAATGTTCTTGCCTCCTTATTCACAAGGTGAATTCTTGACCATGGGTACGATCGTTGTTACCATGAATGGTGCTGCTAATATTGGCGACATAGTTTTCTATCAAGATACTACTGGCCAACTATACGCTGGTACTCCTGGTTCTGCAGCCGGAGTTGGTTTCACACTAATTCCAAATGCGGTAGTTTACCGTTATCCAACTAGCGGTACTGGCTTAACTGCTATCCGCATCACAGAATAAGGACTGAAAAATGAACAAATCTATTGAACGTAGCTCCATTGCTCCTCGTCAAGTCGGACAAGTAAAAATGTCTGCTGAAGACGTTGCAGATTATGCGGCTCTAAGCGAAATCGGTATTAACCTTCCAACAAACCAAGTAGTTAAAATGGCGGCTTGGGCGATGGATACTTCCAATCAAGCTGATGTAACTTCCCCATCAATGACCACTCCAGTTCAGTTTTTACAGAATTGGTTGCCCGGCTTTGTTAAGGTAATTACTGCGGCTCGTAAGATTGATGAACTCGTTGGTATTACTACAACTGGCTCATGGGAAGATGAAGAAATCGTACAAGGTATCTTAGAACCAATCGGTAATGCTGTTCCTTATGGTGACTATACCAATGTGCCTTTGGCATCATGGAATACCAACTTTGTACGCAGAACAGTTATTCGTTTTGAAAAAGGTATCAAAGTAGGTATGTTAGAAGAAGCTCGTGCATCACGCATTCGTGTAAGCACTTCTGCTGAAAAACGTGCTTCTGCCGCTTTGTCCCTTGAAATTCAACGTAACCTCGTTGGTTTCTACGGCTACAACAATGGTCTTAACCTGACTTATGGTTTCCTAAACGATCCATCTTTGCCAGCTTACGGAACATTGCCAGCTACAGGTACGGGTTCTCCAGCTACAGTTTGGTCAGGTAAAACTTTCCTCCAAATTATTGCTGATATTCGTATCGCTGCAGCTCAGTTACAAAATCAATCCCAAGACACTATTAACCCTGAAGATATTGAATTGACTTTGGCTTTGCCAACAGTTGTATATCAATACCTCTCGGTAACTTCTGATTTTGGTATCTCGGTGCGTGACTGGTTGAGCAAAACTTATCCAAAATTGCGTGTCATTTCAGCTCCACAGCTCAATGCGGCTAATGGCGGTGCAAACGTATTCTATTTGTACGCTGAGTCTGTTGATGATGGTGGTAGCGATGATTCAAGAGTTTGGGTACAAGTTTGCCCTGCTAAGTTCCAAGCATTAGGTGTTGAGAAACAAGCCAAAGCCTATGTTGAAGATTATGCCAATGCAACTGCTGGTGTAATGCTCAAACGTCCTTATGGTGTTGTTCGCTACACAGGTTGTTAATAAAGTAAGATGAATAGACGGGAGGAAACTCCTGTCTTTCAAAACAAAAAAAGGAATCGTTAAAATGGCTACAAAATCAAACAAATCAAATACTTCATACATCTTTTCTACTCTTGCAAATGACCAGCTATATCAAAACTGGGAGCAAGGTGGTGGCGATGTTCCAATTAAAGGGCATGGAGTATTCATTAAAGGTGGTACAGGCGTGGCAAATGATCGTCTAATTACTCCAATTGGTGTCGCAACTGAAGTTTCAGACTTTGATCTTTCTGAGCTTGAAAAGAATGTCGTATTCGGAAAGCATAGAGATGCTGGATTCATTGTGGTTCGTGCAAAATCGGCTGATGTGGAAAAAGTTGCTTCTGACATGAATTTAAAGGATGAATCAGCTCCTTTGACTGAATCAGACTATTCCGCAGAAGACGCTCCAAAAACTGCGATTGCATAATGACTATAACCACAAAACCCACTTTCAATGATGTTGCCTTTAGGAATCAGTTTCCTGCTTTTGAAAACACGACTGATTTTCCTCCTGCACAACTTCAAGGTTGGTGGACTATGGGAACGGCTTATCTCAATATTGACAATAATGCCCCTTGGACTCCAGCTCAATTACAGCTTGCCTTAGATTTAATGTGTGCTCATTTAGGGCAATCATTTACTTTAATTAATGCTGGAATTCCTACTGTATTAGTTCAAGGAACGGCTGAAGGATCAGTTAATGTTTCATTGACACCCCCTCCAGTAGCTTCTTCTTTTGGCTTTTGGCTGGCTACTACTTCTTATGGTCAACAGCTTAGAGTATTGCTTAAAGCGGTTTCTAATGTGGGTTTATATGTTGGTGGATGGGTAGAACGTCAAGGCTTTAGAAAAGCTGGTGGTGTATTTTGAAACAACTAAACCTCGATAAGATTAAGGCTACTTTTAATAGAGTTCCTGAACAATTCAAGGGAATGGTGGCTCAAATCGGGTTTCCTTCAGGTAAAAATTATCCTGAGGGAACTCCCGTGGCTTATGTAGCTACAATTCAAGAGTTTGGTGCTCCTGCTGTCAATATTCCTCCTAGACCATTTATGCGTCCCACAGTTAGACAGCAAAAAGATAAATGGGTCAAATTGGTAGAAAAAGGAATCCCCCATGTCGTAATGGGAAAATTAACCGCTTTTCAAGTTTTAGATGGTGTTGGGATGCAAGCGGCTAGTGATATTAAAACCATGATTAGTTCAATCTATTCACCCCCTAATAGCCCTGCCACAATCAAACGAAAAGGCTCTGCCAAGCCATTAGTAGACACAGGGTATATGCTTGCCAGCGTTAGCAATTCAGTAGCCCCTACAGGCTCAGATTTTGCGGCGAAAGATTAATCATGAATTTGCGTGGATTAGCCAATAAATACACTCGCTTGACTAATAACAATATTCAAGTGAATTGGGTTCAATCCACAGGATATGTGACGGATGACGCTGGAAAAAGAACTCCTACAACTATTACTTTGACAGTAGAAGCCCAAGTACAGGCTTTATCTACAAGCGACTTACAGCAAGTAGATGGTTTGAATATGACTGGAGTAATGAGAACAGTCTATTTATACGGCAATGCGGCTGGAGTAGTAAGAGTAGATCAAATTGGTGGCGATATATTGCGCTTCCCTGAAGTTCCTAATGGCACAGTTAGAAATTGGTTAATCACCAAAGTTGTAGAAACTTGGTCTGATTGGTGTCATGTAATAGTTACCTTACAACAGGATTGAATATGTCAGTCACTATTGATATTATTGACCAAGACGTATTTAAGGCTTTAGTCGTATTTTTCCGTTCTTTTCTTCCTGCGGAAATAGAAGTAGTGCAAGCTCAAGATAATAGAGTACCTATGCCTAAAGGTGGATTTGTAGCTATGAACAACATTGGGATGGATAGATTGTCATTTAATGTGGATTCTTATGGATACACCTTACAGGACAAGTTTATTCTGACTCCCACCAAGTTCGATATGCAATTAGATTTTTATGGTCCGACCTCCCAAGAATGGGCTATGAAAACTGTAGCTTTATGGCGAGATGAATATGCGACAGAGATATTTCCTGCCAATATTCAGCCGTTATATGCAGATGATCCTACTCAGATTCCATTGATTGATGGTGAAGACCAATACGAACAAAGGTGGAGATTAGCAGGAAGTTTACAATACAACCCAATCCTTTCAACCTCACAACAATCGATGTTAGCCGTAGATATTGCATTGGCTCCAATCGATCAAACATTTAACCCCTAGGAGATTTTATGAGCACCATTCCTTTTTCAGAAGTAGTACAGGTAGTCCCATCGGTTTTATCAGCTGGTGGTATAGCGGTAGATTTAAATGGCTTGATGCTCACACAAAATTCTTTAGCTCCTTATGGAACTATTTTGGAATTTTCAAATGCAGCTGGCGTTAATTCTTACTTTGGTCCTACATCCACTGAAAGCAATTTGGCTAATGTTTATTTCAATGGTTACTCCATTGGAACTCAATTACCGGGTTCTTTGTTGATTACAAATTATCCTGAAACCTCGATTGCTGGTTGGTTACGTAGTGGTTCATTTGCCTCAACCACTTTAGGTCAATTGCAAGCTTACACAGGCACTTTGATAATCAGTGTTGCTGGTGTTGCCCATACATCAGGTACAATTAATTTGACCTCTGCTACAAGTTTTAGTAATGCTGCCACAATTATTCAAGCTGCATTTACTACTCCTCCATTTGTTGTGACTTATAGCTCAATTAATAGTGCTTTTATTTTCACCACAACTACAACTGGTGCAACTCAAACTATTACTTTTGCAACCACAAGCACTTTTGCAACTGAAATGCTTTTGACTCAAGCAACTGGTGCTGTGATTTCTCAAGGTGCAGATGCTACTACTCCTTCTGCTTTCATGGCTGGTATTTTGACTCAAAATCAAAACTGGGCAACTTTCTTTACTGTTTGGGAATCTGCATTGTCTGAAAAAGAGGCTTTTGCTAATTGGTCAAACTCTGCTGCCCCTCGTTGGTTATATATTTGCCAAGACTCTGATGTTGGAGCATTGACTGCTAACAACACCACAACTTTTGGTAATTATTTACAAACTGAATTGTTGGTTGGCACTTTACCAATTTATTCTAATGTGGGTGATTCTACATTGGCTGCCTTTGCTAGTGGATTTGCGGCTTCTTTGAATTTCACAAGACTCAATGGTCGTGCAACATTGGACTTTAAAATTCAATCAGGTTTGATCCCATCAGTAACTAATGCAACTGCTTACTCTGCTGTTATTAGTAACGGATATAACTGTTATGGCGCATTTGGTTCTAACAATCCAGCAAACAATGCTAATTGGTTCACTCCGGGTTCCGTATCAGGCGAATGGTTATGGGCTGATACATATTTGAATCAAATTTGGCTCAATGCAAACCTTCAATTAGCTATGGTTAATTTATTGACTCAAGTTGGTTCAATTCCTTATAACAGTCAAGGTAATGCGTTGATTTATTCTGCGGCTCTTGATCCAATTAATGCTGCAATTAATTTTGGTGCAATTCGTGCTGGTATTAATGTATCTACTGCTCAAGCAGCTGAAATTCAATATGCCACTGGTGTAAATGCTGCTCCTACGATTGCTGCTCAAGGTTTTTACTTACAAATTAGTCCAGCTACAGCACAAACTAGAGCTGCTCGTCAATCACCTCCAATTACCTTGTATTATCAAGATGGTGAATCAGTACAGCAGATTACCCTTGCTTCTATCGTTATTCAATAAGGAAACAATATGTCAACTATAACCTCGGCTAATTCGGTATTGGCTATCGCCATTAACAATTACTTTCCTGTACCACAAACAATTCAAGGGTTTGCTGTAGATGATGCTTTTGAAGGTGAAGCTGTCCAACAATCTGAAATCTTGATGGGTGTTGATGGGATTTTGAGTGCTGGTAAAGTATTCATTCCATACAAAATGACCATCCATTTACAAGCAGATAGTCCAAGTGTGTTTTTGTTTGATGCTTGGCGCACTGCTCAAGATGCTGCTGTGGATGTATTTTCTGCAAGTGGATCAATTACTTTGCCTTCAACAAGTATGGTATATACCTTGCAAAATGGGTTTTTGACTTCAGCTACGCCTTTTCCTGCTGTTAAAAAGACCTTGCAACCATTGGTGTATGAAATCACTTGGCAACGCATTATTGGTGGTGCAATTTAATATATGGCACGAAAAGAATCCGCCTTCATAGCAGAAACAGGCAGGGATAAGGGTAAGCAATTCCATATCACTGAAATGTCTGCGTCACAAGCTGAAAGTTGGGCTTTCAGAGTAATTCTAGCCATTGGTAATGCTGGTATAGAAATCCCTGATAATCTAGCTGCTCAAGGAATGGCGGGACTTATGGCGGTGGGCTACATGAACCTATTGAAGATTCCATTTGAGGCTGCAAAGCCCCTTTTGGATGAAATGATGGGGTGTGTTCAAGTAGTCCCCTCTCCAAATATTAAAAGACCACTAATTGAAGATGACATTGAGGAAGTAAAAACTCGGTTACTTATTAGGAAAGCTATATGGGATCTCCACATGGATTTTTTTTTAAACGAAACCAAGTCGACTTCGGAATCCGCAATGCAGGGTCAGCCAACAATAGGATCGTTGAATATCAAGCCACCACGCAAACGATAGCAACTGTAGTTTCATCAAGACTAGCTACTCTCCATGAACTCGATACTGTTTATGGTGTTGAGGATTTATGGATTCTTCTTGAAGTTAATGCTGTTGATAAACACAACGCTTACATTGTGAGTCAAAGATAATGGCAACAGTAATAGACAGCCTTCTCATAGAATTAGGGTTAGATACATCTAAATTTGATGCTAACCAAAAAAAATCAGTAGAAGAGCTTAGGAAGTTTGATGATCAAGCTCAAAAAACTTCAAAGAATACTCAACAAGGTGCTAAAAATATTGGCGATGGCTTTGAAAAAGCTCGCAATGCTTTAATTTCATTGGGTGTTGCCTTTATTGGTATTAAAGGATTCACCAGTCTTGTCCAACAAACTACTGTTACTAATGCTGGTCTTGCTAGGACAGCTGAACTATTTAGAATGTCCGCTCGTGAAGTGGATGCATGGGGTGGTGTTCTTAAATCGGTAGGGGGTAATGCTCAAGATTTTCAATCTTCATTTCAAGCCATTCAATCAGGTGCAGCCGCTGTTCAATTTGGTAACACAGCAATTCTTGAAACTTTGGGAAAACTCCAAGCTCTTGATGCGTATGATTATGACAAAAAATCGGTAGACATTTATAAGCTGGCAGATGCCATCAAACGCTTTAGTGATGCTAATGGTGAGCAAGCTGCTCTCATTCAAGCGGAAGCTATGGGAATCAATAGAAACTTTTTCATGATTCTCAAACAAGGCAGTGAGGTTATGCACAAGCTATATGGTGAAAGTGATAAATTATCAGGAGTCACTGAACAAAACACTCTTAAAGCTCAAAAACTCCAAGAGCAATGGGGGCGAGTTGAACAAGCTTTATCAGGTGCTGGTAATCAAATCATGGATCAAATGTATCCAGCTCTTGGAAAATTGGCTGAAGGTACTGAATTTAGTATTGAAAAATTCATTGAATGGGATAAAGCATTGGATGGGGGATTATCTAATGCCACAATTTTTACTGGTGGTCTTTTATCAGTAATGAGTGTTTTAACGGCTTTAGGGGTATCAATTAGCACTCAAATAGCAACTATTGCTAAATGGGGTTTGACCATTGAAGGAATTGTCACATCACCTTGGTTTGCTCGGTTTACGGGGGCTTTGGGTTTAATGCTCTATAGCGGAGGGCTAAACAAAGGTGAAGATGCAGAGATTAAAAAAATCCATGAAGAACAAGATAAAAGAGAAGGTGTTACTCGGGATACAACTGGTAGGGTTATTACTAAAAATGGTAAACCAGTCAATGGCTATGAAAATTTAACCCCTGAGGTTCAAAAGAATTTTGCTGATTTAGAGTCAAAATATAAATTACCCGCTGGAATGTTGGATAAGTTGTGGAGTATTGAATCAAGTCGGGGATCTAATATGGGTCCTTCCTCTACTGGTGCTACGGGTCATTTTCAATTCATGCCCAAAACAGCAGCTGCTTATAAAATGACTGAAGCCGATACTTATGATTTGAATAAATCATCTGAAGCGGCTGCCCACATGATGAGCGATTTATTAAAACAATTTAAAGGTGATGAAGCTAAAGCCATTGCTGCTTACAATTGGGGTTCTGGTAATGTTGAAAACAAAGGAATGGGTGCTATCCCACCTGAGACACAAGCTTACTTGAAAAAATATGGCACTCAACCAGCTAATCAACCTGTATTGACATCGAATCAAAATTATATGGGTGCGAATATTTCAACCCCTTCAAATCAAGCCACCAACAACAGCAACAGTGAAGTCAATATTCAAAATGTCAATGTGCAAACTCAAGCAACAGATGCTAAAGGAATTGCTCAAGATATGAAAGTGGCTATTCAAAACAATTCATTGATCAATTATGGAATGGTAGGAAATAGATAATGCCACTAATACCTTATCCCAATATTCCCGCTTTGCCCGGTGTTCCAGCTTTGGCGAGAAGTAACAATGCTCAATTTGTGGGAGCAGCTTTAACGATTGTGGGTGAGATTTTACCCTTGGGGTTATTTGGTCAAAAATGGGGAATTGTATCTAAAGATGGTTCTGCCTTATTAACCCCTGATTCATTTGTTGATTTTGAATATCGTGAAGAGGCAAAAATCCCTATTTATCCATTGCAAAATGGAGCTTTTCAAAGTTACAACAAAGTAGGATTGCCATATGACATTCGATTGACTGTCACTTGTAGTGGTAATGGAAAAATGACTAAAGGGCAATTCATTCTAGGAATTGATAAGCTAATTACTAAATTAACTTTAGTGAATATTGTTACCCCTGATGCTACTTATGTAAATACCAACTTAATTCATGTTGATTATCGTAGGGAAGCTTCTAGGGGAGCTACTTTATTAATTGCCCAATTGTGGTTTCAATGGGTTCGTATTGTTTCAAACCCAACAGTGGCAACGGTTAAACCTTCAGGCACACCAACCTCTTCATTTGGTCAATTGTCACCACAAGTTCCATCAACCCCTTTTGGATCAATCAACCCTAGTGCAACAGCTTCTAGTTTTGGAATAAAATGACCATTCAAATCATCCCCATTACCAATGTTGCTGCTCAATCGTTTACGATTCAGCTTGGCACTCAAAATTGTTTAATCAACATCTATCAAAAAAATACAGGACTGTTTTTTGATTTGGTAATTGATAATACCCCTTGCGTAACATCTGTATTGTGTTTGAATTTAGTGGGTCTTATTCGTCAAATTTATTATGGATTTATAGGTCAATTAACTTTTTTTGATACTCAAGGAACGAGTGACCCTACTTACGATGGTTTGGGTACACGCTACCAATTGGTGTATGCAACATGACTTATGCTATAAGACAAATTGAGCTGGTTTTTACTACACCCAATAAAAAACCTGTAGTTCTTAAAAACTTAAAGTGCAATGCTATTATTACAAACCCCGGTGGGTATAGTGCTTTTGGTCAACTACAACTTCAAGTATTCGGTATGACATTAGACCAAATGAATGAATATTCAAGCACTGGTTCAAACTTAGTAGCCGCTCAAAATTCATCTGTGACGGTTTCCGCTGGGGATCAAGGTGGATCAATGAACCAAGTATTTGCTGGAACTTTGATTTCTAGTTTTATTGATTTTTCAAACCCTCCCGAAGTAAGTTTTGTGTGTGCAGCTGTGGCTGGATATTATGCAAAGGCTTCTCCCGTAGCTCCCAACACTTATAAAGGGTCTCAAAATGCGGAAGACATTATCAAAGCTTTAGTTGGAAAATTGGGTGATCCTTGGTCTTTTATTAATTACAAAAATATGGCTCATGCGGTTTTACAAAATCAATATGTATCAGGATCAGTGATTGATCAAATTTGTACAGTTGCAAGAAACGCAAAATTCCCCATCAAAATTGAAAACAATACGGTGACCATTTGGGATAATTTTGGGGTGTCTGATAATGTAATAATTCCTATTGGACCTAAAACAGGATTGGTTGGATACCCTTCTTATTGGGAATCAGGATTTGTAGTGAAGTCTGAATTTACGGCAACCGTAACTAATGGTCGAATAGTGGATTTAACCTCCGCCATTCCAAAAGCAAATGGGAAGTTTCCTATTATTCAATCAACTCATGAAATTAGCACTTTGACACCTGATGGTCCTTGGTTTACTACTTCTAAATTAGCACCAGGGCCTTATGTCCCAGTCAACTAACCCTCCAATTCAAACAAATCACGTTGCTTCAGATGCGGCTTCTGAAGTAGGGCGAATGGATTTTATTATACGAAATGCTTTATCAGGTCTTAGAACAGCTATGCCAGTAAAAGTCATAGCTGTAACCAATACTGGTGGTGTTTCCCCCATTGGATCAGTTGACGTACAACCATTGGTAAGTGCAGTGGATGGTAATAGTGTTTTGTGGGATCATGGCATTATTCACAATGTCCCTTATATGAGAATACAAGGTGGGGCTAATGGAATTATTCTTGACCCTGTGGTTGGTGATATTGGCATTGCTACTGTATGTGATCGAGACATTTCGACAGTAAAAAACACTCAGGCAATATCAGCCCCCGGCTCTAATCGTAAAAATGATATGTCTGATATGGTTTATTTGATGACCATTTTGGGAGCAGCCCCCACTCAATACATTCAATTTAATAGTTCAGGAATCACCATTCTTAGCCCCACAAAGGTTACAATAAATGCACCAAACGTAGAAGTTGATGCTTCAACTGCTTGCACTATAAATTCACCCTCCATTGTGTTGAATGGAGCTGTGTCTCAAGGTTCAGGCTCTTATGCTGGAAACGCTACATTTGGTGGCTCGATGACAGTTACAGGGGATGTAACGGCTGAAGGCACAAGCGTTCATACTCATAAGCATGGTGGGGTTCAAACAGGTGGTGGACAAACGGGAGTGCCAGTTTAATGACAATTATTCAAAATTCTTTACTTCTCGATCAAACCGCTTGGGATTTGGTTCTCGATGTTAATGGGAATATTGCTTTAGCTCAAACACCTTATTCTGTAGCTCAAGACGTAGCTTCAGCCATTAGAACATTCTTAGGGGAATGTTGGTATGACACCAGCCTTGGACTTCCTTATTGGCAACAAATACTGGGTGAGTTTCCCCCATTGCAATATATTGCAGAGCAAATTCAAAACGAAGCTTTAACAATTCCTAATGTGGTGGCAGCTCAAGCCACATTTACCTCTTTTAAAAATCGATCCTTGGTTGGTCAAGTTCAAATAATAGATACAGATGGAGCTACTAATAATGTAGCTTTTGGAGGGTAAATGAGCACTAATGTACCAATAATCACATGGGTCAATGGAAGCCCCGTACTTCCAACTGAAACAAACATTTTATCTGGTGTTCAACAAGACATCAATGCGGCATTTGGTGGTGGTGTGAATCCAGCATTGCAAACACCACAAGGTCAACTTGCTCAATCTGAAACTGCCATCATTGGGAATAAGAATGACGATATTGCTTACATAGCAAATCAAGTCAATCCAGCATTTGCATCAGGTATTTGGCAAGATGCCATTGGTGAAATATATTTCATGACACGGATCGCTGGTGCAGGAACGGTTGTCAATGCCACTTGCACGGGAGCTGTAGGAACTTTAATTCCAGCGGGATCAGTTGCTCAAGACACTACGGGTTATCTCTATTCAAGCGTTTCCCAAGCCGTTATTCCATCATCAGGTTCAATTGTTGTTGAGTTTCAAAATCAAACTCAAGGGGCTATTGCTTGCAACATTGGTGCTTTGTCCATTATTTACACTGCGGTTGCTGGCTGGAATACAGTTTACAATTCCACTCCGGGTGCTCTTGGAAACTTAGTGGAATCACGAGCTGCTTTTGAAGCCCGTAGATCAGCTTCAGTTGCAGTCAATTCAGTCAATTCAATTCAATCCATTTATGCTGCTGTTACTGCCGTCCCCAATGTAATTGGTGCTTTAGTTGTGGATAATCCAACAGGATCAGCAATTAGTTATGGCAGTACTGCTTATTCAATAGCGGCTCATTCTATATGTGTCAGTGTAGCAGGAGGTACATCAGCTACTATTTCACAAGCAATTTGGAATAAAAAACCACCGGGTTGTAATTATTCAGGCAATACATCTGCTACTGTATATGACATGAATTACGCTTCCCCCGTGCCTTATACGGTGACATGGCTGACCCCCACATCTACCCCCGTCTATTTTAATGTTGAAATTAAAAATAGCACTTTGTTGCCATCTAATATTACGGTTTTGGTACAAAATGCAGTTTTGGCTTCATTTAATGGTGAAGATGGTGGGGCTGCTGTGACCATTGGATCAACTTCATATTCAGGTAGATATTATGCAAATATCAATGCGATTAGCCCTAGTGTGAATGTGATTGAAGTTTATATTGGTTTTGTTTCCAATCCAAGTACCTTGGTAGCTGCTCTTGGAATTGATGAACTTCCCACTTGTACTGCTTCTAATATTTTGGTAACTTTGGTCTAATATGCTTGGTTCATCAACCCTTGCAGCAACCTCATTTAGCTCTATAGTTATAGACAATGAATCGTTTGATGAAAACTTTTTTTGCTCAGATTTCAGTTCACAAACATCCCATTTTGTTTTAGATATAAATGAAAAAATTTATATTGGTGATTTTCCAACATCAACTGCCATTATTGCGGTTGAGCCAGCTATTCCGATTTGGCAAGAAACCTTATTAAGTCAGTATTATGATTCACCCACATTGGTATCATTAATTCATTCTTTTAGTGATGCTGTTGATCCAGCACATGACATAGCCAATTTTTATGCAAACATTTGGAATGTGGCTACAGCTGTTGGAACAGGTTTAGACATTTGGGGTCAAATTGTTGGATGCTCAAGATATCTTCAAATTCCTTCTACACCGTATTTTGGATTTGAAGAAGCTTACACAGTTCCAACTGCATTAACTGGAGCTCAACCTTTTCAACAAGCCCCTTTTTATGAAGGTGTCCAACAGACAGCCAACTTTGCAATGTCTGACACTCAATATAGACAGCTTATTTTTGTCAAAGCGGCTGCCAACATATCTAATTTATCAGTACCATCAATCAATGCTTTGTTAAGAGCTGAATTTAGTGTTAATAACGGAATTGATCCTTTTGGTCCTGCTTATGTGATTGATAATCTAAATATGACTTTTACTTATTATCTTGACTTTATTCCAAGTCCAGCTCAAATTGCCATTGTGACCAGTTCAGGGGTCTTTCCAAGACCAGCTGGCGTTCAAATGATCGTCAACTATTTATAGGATTTCTTATGCAAAGTTCAAATATTCCATCAAAGATTCCATTGCCTTTTGGTTATGCCGCTGGGACGGGTTACATAAATCCAATTCCAGTTGCTTCTCAAATTGGTATTGTCAATGGTCGTGCTTCATTGCAAGATGGTTTCCCACCTGATACTTTTATTCCTATCTCTTCAGGTGGCGTTCCCCCTTGGGGTGGTGACATGAATGGAATTCTTAATGAAATCACAGCCATTCAACAATGGCAACAAGCTGGTGGTTTTTTTCCTTATGATGCAGCTTTCTCTTCCGCTGTAACTGGATACCCATTGGGAGCAGTGATTCAAAGTACAAGCCATGCTGGATTTTGGATTAGTACTGCTGAAAACAATACATCAAACCCTGATACTGGGGGGGCTGGTTGGGTTCCTGATGCTTGGTATGGTAATCAAACTATTGCTATATCAGGGTCAAGCATTACATTAACTAATATTCAAGCGGCTTACCCGATATTGACCTTGACTGGGACAATGACCACTTCATGCAATTTGATCATTCCTAATTTTGTGGGCAAATGGATTATTTCTAATGCCACTACTGGTGCTTTCACCATTCAGGCAAAAACAGCGGGTGGTTCAGGGGTCAATATTGCTCAAGGTGCATCTACTTATATTTATGGTGATGGTACAAACATTTATTTTGCCAACTCTTCACAAGTGGCAAGTTTTAATGGACGCACGGGAACTGTCACTTTAAATTCAACTGATGTGGTCAATGCTCTTGGGTATGCTCCAATGGTGAGTTTTAATGGGCGTAATGGTTCAGTTACTTTAAATTCAACTGATGTAACCAATGCTCTTGGTTACACACCCCCAACACCTAGTGGTTCAGGTGCGTATGGTACATGGCTAATTAATATTACAGGCAATGCTAGTTATGCTACTAACGCAAATTATGCAAGCTCCGCTGGATATGCCACCAATGCGGGGACAGCCACAAATGCGGGGTATGCCACTAATGCTGGAACGGCTACAACTGCTTCAAATGCTTTGGCATTAAATGGGCAAAGCAAATTAGGATTGGGTATTACTGGTGAAATATGGCATGGTGTGGGTAGGGCATTTAATACGGGATATGTAAACCCTTATGCTTATCCAATCGTTGTTTCCGCTACCAGCACTTGTTCTTCAGGATCATCAATTACTTCTTATGTAAATGGTCAGCAAATAACTTTTTGGCAGTGGCAGTTTAATGGTTGTGGAGCTTATGGAGGTGCAATTTTAATTGTTCCCCCCGGAGCTACCTATCAATTAAATTGTGGTCAAGGTGTTCAAAATTGGGTCGAGCTTTATTAAGGAAAAATGATGAGATATTTTAAAGATGCTGATGGTAAAGTGCATGGGTATGATGGCACAATCCCCGCTTTTGCTCCATACATTGCCAAAGCAATTGAAAACAAATGGACTGAGATTACTGGATCTTACCCATTAATTGAGACTGTTTTACAAGCTCAAGCAAGATTAACCCCTTCTGTTACTTCAGCAATTAACGCTGGTGCTCAAGATTGGGGTTATGATGATATTATTTCAGCGGTTTCATATTTGACAAGCACTATGCCTCAATATGTTGCTGAAGCAAAAGCATTAAATATTTGGAGAGATCAAGTATGGGCATGGGCTATTCCAGCATTAGCTCATGTCACTCCCAACGAAACTGTAGGGCAATTTTTAGCAACCATGCCAGCATTACCAACAAGACCAATAATTTAAAAAACTTATCATGTCAATCAAACAGCTCATTTTGACTTTATTTATTGAAGTTTTTGCAAACCTTTAATACAAGTTAAATAATGGAAACTCAAACACTTATTAATTATCTAGTCCTTTTTGCTGGTGCAACTGGTGGATGGGTTTTAAAAATACTTTGGGATTCCATTCATGACTTGAGGGAAGCGGATATAGCTCTTACTGAAAAAGTCGGAACGATTGAAGTCTTAGTAGCTGGAAGTTATATAACCCGAGATGAATTTTCAAAGACCATTACAGCAATGTTTATGAAATTAGATCGTATTGAAGATAAGGTAAGTCTAAAAGCCGATAAATAGGAGAAATCATGTTTAAGCAAATAGCCGCATTACTTCGTAGAAAACCTGTTGAGCCTGAAATCAATTACACCATTAATCTTTCTTTGCCCGAGATTAAAAAGAAACCAATAGCCAAAAAAGCCATTCCTCGCAAGCCTGTAGCTAAAAAGGTAGTGGCTAAAAAAGTGGTCGTTAAGAAAGTGGTCAAGAAAAAATGAAGATGCGCCAAAGCCGAACAATGTGGTTTTCCTTATTGTTAGTGATTTTTGGTGCTTTATTTGATAATCTATCTTATGTTCAAAACATCATTGATCCTCGATATTATGGTCTGCTCCTTATTACTATTGGAGTTATTGTTGCTGTACTACGCTTTGTAACCTCTAAGCCAATCGAATGAACTATCTACTCTATATCCTCTCAGTACCCGTCAATCTTGTATTGACCCTTCTTGCAATCATTCTTTCCCCTATCTTGCCTTTGTTTTCAGGAAATGCTTTAGGGTGGGTGGATAACGGAGCTAAAGAGGAGTTCGGACCTCGACTTCCTACTTGGTTAAATTGGTTTCAAACATGGGATAACTCCCTTGATGGTGATGCCTCATTTCAAGCCATTAACCCTCCTTCTTATGGATCAAAGATTAAATGGTTGATTCGCAATCCATTGCCTACCTTTGGATTAAAGACATTAGGAACTCCTTATGATTCAACTGTTCAAGGCGATATTACGATACGAGATAACGATAACGCTAAAGCTGGTTGGTGTCTTGTTACTGTTAATGGTCTATTTCAATTCCGTTGGGTACGACCAATCGGATTTTCTCGGTGTATTTATTGTAATTTTGGTCATAATATTTTTGCTCTAGTCGATCCCAATGTTGATCCAAAACCAAGCCTTTATAAATCCACCTTTGTATTCTCGCCACGTTTGAGTGGCTTTAGGTAATGTTTGATTTCCTTACTCCCTACCTTCAGCTTATTAAATACGCCTTGGGAGTTTTGGCTGTTTTGTTTGCTGGTTATCTTGGCTATAGTTTTGAGCATTCTCGGTTTGTTGCTTACAGGGGCGAGATTAATGCTTTGGCTCTTGCACAAGAAGCCAAGAACAAAGAAGTCATTAAAGAGCAAGCCTTAATCAATAAAGGAATATCCAATGAATATCAAGCTAAGTTGGTTGCTATTAAGTCTATGTATAGTGGGATGCACAACACCAGTAGCAATTCAATGCCCTCCGTTTCCAACACCACCTCCAGCATTGATGGAACTCCCACCGACCCACAATTTATTGAAAAATGTGCAATGACAACTCAACAAGTGGAGTCGCTTCAATCATGGATTCGGGAACAAGCTGGACTTTAAAAATTCCTCCCCTCAAATTAATTGATCTAATACAAGAAAGCCAATGCGATGTTGTTTAACTTGTGCCTATTATTAGATTGGTAATGTTGCTAGAACAATACTATGAACTACAGTAAAAATGGACTTCACCTTACCGAGAATTTTGAAGGGTTACGGCTTACTGCGTATCCTGACCCTGCAACTCATGGCGATCCTTGGACTATTGGCTACGGACACACAGGTGCAGAGGTACATCAAGGCATGACCATTACTCAAGAGCAAGCTGAAGAATTCCTTATGCAAGACGTTCAAAAAGCCGTACAAACTGTTAATTCAAAAGTACATACAGACCTAACCCAAAATGAGTTTGATGCTCTTGTGGACTTCGTTTTTAACTGTGGTGCTGGTAATTTTGCTGGTTCAACATTACTCAGAAAGATTAATGCTGGCGACATGGAAGGGGCGGCATTAGAGTTTGAAAAATGGACTCATGCTGATGGCAAGGTCATGGCTGGTCTTATTAAACGAAGACACGCAGAAGCCGTATTATTTTTGAATGAATTAGCATGAGCGATATTTACGACATGGCTTCAGACAATGAAGAACGGGATCGGGATTTGGCTATTCAAATTGCCCGTTCTAAATCTAAAAATCATCCTTTTACTGGACGTTGTTTATATTGCAACGATAGCATTATTAAAGGGCTATTTTGTAACGCCTTTTGCCATACTGATTACGAATCCGAGCAAGTAATCAAAAAGCATCAATGGCGTTGATCTTTAATAAACTGTTCAATCTTTCTAAACTTCTTTAAATAGCTATGAAACCTATTGGCTATCGGATAAGGGTTCGTTAGCATATAAAACTCTCTGATTACTTCTTCAGGGATCATTTCTTAATCCAGCCTTCCACAATTTCTAATGATTGTTTTGCAAGCATTAGCTTATCTTTCAACGCTTCTATTTCAGCTTGTTGCTGGCGTATCTGTGTTTCTAGCTTGTCAAATAACGCTATAGTTTCATTACTCCAGCTTTTATCATTTGCGATCATTCTTGTGCCTTTCTTAGACAATCTTGAATTTTGTAAAATAAATCTATTAACCCATCGCTAACGCAATAGATAAACCATGCGGTAAACAACACCATAAAAGCCAATATAGACCAGTCATTTGCGTTCATTTCTCTTGTGCCTTTCCAAACAATCTTTTAACAAGACCAGCCATTACTTCATATTCTTCTTGGGTCATGGTAGTTCTTATCTCGTCAAAACCTTCTAACTTAATGCAAAGTTGTAGGCTTTCTGTGGTTAAATCTATTCCAGCTTTATAACCAAGACATACATTGTTCATTTCTCTTGCGCCTTTCTCATCACAAAACTTCCGTTGATTTTAATTTGCCTGTTTCGCCATCATGTGTTAGTTTTAATGCTCTTTCAGAATTTCTTACATAGCAACTTATAGGAGCTTCTGACCATCCATTTTTAGTAAAAGTTAAAAATGTTATGTAATCAGGTTTTGTTTCAGGCTTAATACGAAAATCCAAATTGTTGTTATTCCAAGCTGGATTAGTTGTTTCGTGCCATTGATTTGAATTCCCTGCATGTGTGCATAAAGTTCTTGATTCAATTTCAGCACCATCAGCCCATGCTTTAATTATTTCTGTGTGTTTATGTATCATTTATTTTGTTCCTTAAATTTAATCTCACTCCATGCTTTAGCGGCTTGAATCCCAAAATCTTCTTTAAGCCAGCCAAAAAATGGTATTGGCTCACCTTCAAAATTCAAGCATTTACCATTCATTTCACATGATTTAGGGGTTTGACAATTACAGGTCATAATGCCAATCTCACAGCCAAACGCATTAAAGCCAGCGACATAACTATTCCAACTATGAGAACAGTCAATATTGCTTTGTCTCGCCAGCTCATTTAATGATTCCTTATAAACATAATTACAGTGAAAATGAAGCCAACTATCACTATTAAAACGAATAGCATGGCTTCATCATTGGTCATTTAATTCTAACTACTTTAGCTTTGCGTAGGGCTGTTTCATACTCTACTTTGGCTACATCATCCAGCTTTCTCAATGGCAATTCTTGGAAGTATTTGTACTTAGCTTGGTATTCAGGCTGTTCAGAAGGTCTTACCCATCCGTACTGCTTGATCCAGCGTTCTTCAATATCAGTACCGCTTGCTGTCCAAATATGATGATTCATTTTTTATTCCTTTTCAGTTTGAAAATAATTCTTCACTTCAATACAGCTCATTTCTGTTGCCGTATAAACTGAAGTGACACCAACCTTGCTGTACATTTTTCCATCTTTGCATACAACTGATGGATAAGTAAGACAACCTGTCAGCAAGATTGGTAAAGTTAAAATCAAAAACTTCATTTATGAATTCCTGTCAATCTATACATTTTATATTTCTTGGATTCATGCCATTTGTCAAGAATTATGTAACCAGCACTTTTTAACTCGCCTACTCTAGTGGATAGTTTCATTGTTCCAGCTTGTTTAAGAGCATCCAATGGACTTGTCCAGCCACGCTTTAAAGTCGCAATAATTAGTTCTTTCTGTTTCATTTTGGCTTCCTTTTTATAAGTTTGTTTACTGATTAAAACGGGGTATCATCAAATGACCCATCCACTTGAGATTCGGGAGGACTAATATCTTGCGGATTTTGTGTATGCTTGTCATTTAAGAACTCAAGCCTACCAGCCACAATTTCAGTCGAATATCGTTCTACACCTTGTTTATCAAGGTATTTCTTAGTTCGTAATGAACCTTCAAGGAAAAGTCTATCTCCCTTTTTAAGGTATTTTCCAGCCGCTTCAGCCGCACTATTAAAAGCTGATACTTTGTGCCATTCTGTGTATTCAGTCTTATTTCCTGCGGCATCCTTGCTTTGTGTTGATGTTGCTACTGATAAAGAAACTACACATTTTCCATCTGCGGTATATCTAGTTTCGGGGTCTTTACCCAAACGCCCCAAAATTAGAACTTTATTAACTCCAGCCATGATTACTCCTTATTGAAACCAAAGATAAAACCCATGGAATATTCCAATGGGAAAAAATATTGCTCCTGCAATGAGAAACCCCCAAGCCGCATGGCTAAAACAGAACAAAATATGTGTTATCCATGCAAAAAAACAAATGATGCCAATTAACCAACCCATGATTACTCCTTAATTTCATTTATACGAATCTGATATGTGTCAGGCTTTTTAAACTCTGTTAAATCCATATCATTTAAATAACGCTCCTGAACCTTTTTCCAGTCCGTAGAGCCACTTATTGTGATGCGTTGCACCCTTACACCAAACCCTTCATTGACATCCCCCACAAGCTGTTCCTGCAATTGCTTTTTGGCTTCTTCAAGGGCTTTTACTGCTACGTCAGCGGCAATTTTTAAATCAAGATATGTTTTAACTGTTGATTGCCATTGAGCGTCAGTTCTTGTGCCTAAATCTTTCCAAAACAATTCCCAATCTGCATGGATTCTTTCCCACATTGCTAAATCAGGGAAAACTCTAGTCATAATAAAATCAGCTTCATTCCAATCCCACACACAAAAATCACACCATTTCGCTTGAGTTACCATTAGCTGGTGCTGGACTTGTGCATAGTCATAATCAGTAAGTTCATTCCTTAGACATAATTTTGCACGTTCAGAAGCAAAACCATCTTTAGGTGTCTTGCACTCCCAAAGACCATCTTGTTCAAGATTTATGCCATCAAGTGAAGCTCCATACATCCCATTTACAAAAACTGCTGGACGCATAGGATCATATTTTTCGTTGTATGCTTTTCGTGCAAAAGGTTCTTGTTCAGTACCTTTACGCATTGCCGCATTGACAAACCCACCTCCACCACCATTTTTGACCCTACGAATATCGCTGGATTTTTGGTATGGGCTTACTCCAAGAATTGCAGGGCTTTCACTTGCCATACGATGTTGCTTGCGAAAATCATGCCATTCTTGTGATCCCTGCTCCAATTCAGCTATTTCTTGAGGATTGCTTAAATCAATCATGGATTATTCCTTATCTTCATTATGTAAAGATTTCGCAATTTTTTTCTCAAGCTGTTCAACAATTGTCATAAAATGCAAACGCTCAACTTCTTTGATGTCTTTTTTGCCATAAAACTTTGCAATATTGGCAATATCAGTATTCGTATCTTTTGATAAAGAATTAATTTTATCCAATTCTTCAGGCGTTAATGTCGCTGGGCGTTCTTTTGGAGTTAATGATTCTTTTGGTGATGACGCACTATTACCATCATCATCATCTTGATACACACCAACTACTGCCGCAAGTGCATATCTTCTCATGTAGGTAATTGCGCTTCCTGCGCCTTGAGCATCTGCTTTGGTTACTGGTAATGTCATGTCTTGAGACATCCATTCACCTGAAGCATGGGTAATTATTGTAGTTAATGACATCAAATGCTCTGCCACAGTTTTTTCACCAGTAATGACCCTAGTTTCATAGCCACTTGGAAACTGCATCACAGCCAAACCATTTTCTGACAATAAAGTTCTGCAAGATTCCCAAACAGACGCTAGGTCTGCATACTTTGATTTAAAAAATGGGTTTGCGCTGTCTTTTTTGGCAAAAGTCAATTGACCTTGTACCTTAGATAATGCCAATGCTAATTCTTTAATGCTTTCTGATTGTTTCATTTCATTTCCTTTTTAAAGTTCACCTTCAGCTTGATCTTTTGCATACTTTTCCATGTAGTCATAAGTCATAGCCCAAATTTTTCTGCCAATTTGTTCAAAATCATGGGTATCTAATATTGCTTGTAAATCTTTTGCCATATCAACGCTTAGTTCACCCATCATTTCTGAGATATTTCCAGCTTGGTATGGATCAAACTGTGGAGTTTTTATTAACTGCCATGCTCGTTCTTCAATTTCATCCCAACGATCATCAAAATCTTCAGGTTCGTAATACGCATCAGCTCTATTCATGCTTATAATGAAGTCTCCAATCCAGTTTCGTTAGTGAATATTTCTTGCAATTGATCGTTATAAACATCATCAATAATCTTGATTGTTTTAAGTTCTGTCGAACAAATTTTCAAAAACTTAATTTGGTAGGT